TTTTTAACTTGTTCCATCCAGTTACCGACATTCCACTCCATCTGCATATCTGAGAGCAGATCAAAATCTTGGGGTGTCATTTTGATAGTTATTGCAGTGGTCATTTCTAGTCCTTTCCTAGTCCGGATTTAAAGTGTGGCACTAGGGGCTGACATTTTGCAACACCAGCCCCGCGTGTCGGGCTCTACTCTTTTCGTGCTCTGCCGTATTTATCATCGTTTGTGCTTAAGGCACGCAACAACACGGGCAAAAGAGAGGCCCAAAGTCCATTGCCTAGCATTTTCCAATCCGCGCTGGTGAAGTCCAACGGAGATCCTCCAATTGTGGCCATCAAAGTAAGCAAGATGGTCAGCAACGCACGGAGATAAGTTCCGCAAGCTGCTTTGATTTGTACTGCCATTTACTGCTCCAATCCCAGAGCGTTGATGCGCTCTGTTGCCTGTTTAGGGGTCAGGCAAACTTCAAAATGCATCGGATCTTTTCTGCCTTTGTAAGTTATTCCTGATTTAAGCCCATATTTGGCTGCTAATTCCAGCACCAATAAAGTCTTTTCAGGTGTAAATGTATTTTCTGCACCCAATGGATGCTTGGTTGCGTTTAAATCAATGGCAGTGCCGCTTGAATGATTGCTCAGGCGATCCCTGCCTCTCACGTTTCTAAAACAGTATGCCCAATCATCTAATGGACCTTTGTCAATTGGTTCAATTTTTTCGTGAAACTCAGCAGCAAACGCTGCCAACAATGGGCCTGCCTTTTCAGCACACCTAATCCTTATATCAGTGCCCTTAATCAAATAGGACTTGATGCCAATCTCAGCAGGATCTTTACTTGCTGGCCAACCGTTATCTGACTTTAGGTTTGTGTTCGTCATTGTCGCAATTCCATTGCAAAGTGTCAGTTTTTAATATCAATTCAGCGTGGCCACATTCAGGCTTTGGTGCAATAAATGCATCACGAATTGAATCGTAAACATAACCAATTCCTGCGTAGTTGTAGCGTATTTTTCCGTTGTAACTGGTTCGCACCCATTGTTCGCCAGTTTCGGCAAGCATACGATCAGCAAAGGTATCCTCATCTGCATCGCAAGTAACAATCACTGAAGTAACAATTCCGTTTTCAATCTTTGCGTGATGAGCCATTAGAAGGTAATCGTTCCTGCGCTACTAGCAGTGATTTGATACACCCGATAACCTGCGCGCGTTGGCTCGGTGTAAGTAAGATTTGATAATGTTGCTGCTTTGTAGGTATCTGGGTAGGCAATAATGACAATTCCAGATCCTCCCGCACCGCTGAGTGAGCCGGCAGGTCTGCCACCGCCTCCACCACCGCCTGTGTTTGCTGTACCGTTTGTAGGTTCAATAGATCCGCTATATTGTCCACCAGCACCGCCGCCGCCGGTGCCGCCTGTTCCCTTAGTGTCATAACCACCTCCACCTCCACCGCCACCTCTGGTGGTCGCTGTGCCATTTATGCTACTGCTACTACCGTTACCACCATTACCGCCCACATAAGTCGTTGAAGCGTTTGAACCTGCCGCGCCTGCACCACCACCACCGCCGCCTCCTGGGGCTGTTCCGCTAGTGTTTCCGCCAACGTTTCCTTGAACTGGTGAGGCTGTTCTGGCCCCTCCAGTTTTTGAAACTGTCCCCGCACCTACACCACCAGCACCGCCGCCAGAACCACCGGTCCTTCCGTCTGCCGGTCCGTCAGAATAACCAGCACCTGCACCTCCACCGCCGGTTGCAGTAATGCTCGAAAACACGCTGTTAGTGCCGTCATTACCGTTAAGTGTTTGATCCGTTCGACCTGCCCCACCAGCACCAATTGTTACTGTTAAGGCAACTCCGGCTGTAACACCCAGTGAATTTGTTAAGTAACCGCCTGCACCACCACCACCGCCATAAGAAAGGGTCCCAGAGCCACCGCCTGCAATAACTAGGTAATCAACACTAGTTGTAGATGGTTTAGGGCCAACACTAGAAATTGCCCCTATGGATATATTTCCGATCATTATGCAACGGCTCCAACAACGGTCCACGCATTTGTTGCAGTCTTGATTGCTACGGCTGCCTTGTATTGTGCCACCGTTGGGCTTGCACTGGTTGCACCAGCACTGGTTACTGTGGTTGTGCCCGCTGTAACCGCGTTGATGGTTAGCAATCCTGCGCCTGTGTTAAGAATAGTAATTGCAGTCCCATTGGGAAATGCGTAAGTTGCATCTGTTGGGATGCTTACAGTTTTGGTTGAAGCATTAGAAGTCAAAACTAATGCTTGATATTGGTCAGTTGATGCCAGTGTGTATGTTGCACCGGTTTGGGTGTTGATCGTGTAAGAAACTAGCCCGTTAAACATTGCAGCACTGAGCACATCACCTGTAGCTGCTGGAAATCCTGTTGCCATCTATTGCTCCTTTGTGGTTAGTATGATAGTACCGAAGTGTCTAAAATCCCGTATTGACTTGACCCAATAATGAAGGCATCAATCACGGGTTCAAGGGTGGTAAAGGTAGTTACCCAATTGTTGGGCGTTACATTGTGCGACACCCCAAAGATTTGCAAAGTTTTGTCTAGGGTGCTGGTTCCAGTAGCTGCTGGTTGTGTGCTCTTTACGGTTATTGGGTCAAAGTAATCTAAGGCCAATGCAGCAGTAACACCGGCCGTGCTGGTCGTGTTTAGGTTTACGCTCAATTGATCCGTGCGCACTGTAGTTGCCTGCCTTGAGGCAATATAAGCGCGTACATAATCCAATGCCACTGCATCGGTTTGCATTATGAGATCAGTGCGATTGTAGGAATGCTTGAAGTAAAGGGCAATAGATGCAGCATTCTCAGCGGTTTGAGCCGTGCCACCAATTCGCGTAACACTGCCAGAGTTGTAAACCAAATCATCATTGAATAGAAACTTGACTTGTGAGTACGGGATGCCACTGCCATCATCGGCAAATACTGTAGGAGTGCCTGCAATGCTGGATGAAGTGAAAGCGCGATTTTGAAACACCATATTGCCGCTGGGGTCAATGTAAAGTGCGCCATATTCTGAATCTGTGGCTTGCTGCAATTTAACCAATGCAGTGGCAACGGTTGTGGGATTGGCTTGCACTGTGGTTGCAGCCGTGTCAATGTCGCGCATTGAGGCTGGCCAAGCAATGGCATCTAAAATCTGGGTAATGCGCGTGCTTGCCAAATCACCAGCTGCGGATCCAGCAACGGTTGTAAGAGTTGCAAGGTTTGCAAGTCTGAAACCATCAACGGCTGTGATTGTGGTTGTGCTGACAATGCCTACATCTCGGCTTTGCTGGTAATTAAATCCAGTTGTGTAACCGGCAAACATTGGATAAACATTGCCGGTGCTTGGATCGGTTCCAGTAATGGTTATTTTGCGCAAAGGTTGAATAAGGCCGTAGTAAGGGCTGGCCGTATTCTCAGGATTGAATGCGCCCTCTTGGTCTGCAATTACCACACTGCAAGTGCCGGTCTGGAACACATCGCTAAGGGCATTGCGGCCTCTGTTGATAGTTACCGCTTGCACTGTGTCTGAAACATCGGCTGTAACGGTAACGCTATCGGCCAAGATATTAACGCCAAGCACACCAGAGCCAATGATCATTGCCTGACCAAATGAAGGGCCGCTTGAGAAATTAAGAATTACCGCAATGGTTGGCAGGCTCATCCAGTTGCCGTTCCAGCACTTGACCATCCATTGCGGTTGGCTTCCTGCACTGCTCTTTGCACTGACTCATAGAACTCATATTGCGTGCCGATATTTATTCCACCTTGCAAGTTTACGGTAATGCTTTGGGCGTTGGTTTGTGCGCCTCTGGGATCCATTTGATCAATTAAATCTTGGCTAAAGGTTGGTGCTGCATTTGTGTTTGGCATTGCTAGTGAAGGAATAAATGGCACTGCTGAGGGTGCTGCGCTCGGTGCTGCCCCTTGTGATGGTGTCACCCCACCTAATACTGGTGCAAATGACAATTTAGCAATTGCATCGGCACTGTCTTTTGCGTAGCCAAAAATAGCTTTGTAAAAATCAAAAGTGTTTTGCAAGGCCAATTGCTGTGAACTGTTAGCCGCTGCGTTGGCTCGGATTGTTTCAAACTCTATTTTCTTAATTGCTGCAATGTCATCATTTGTGGCCTCGGTTTTTAATGCCCTCATACCCTCTAACCGTGCGCGGTCTAGGTCGCTAATCTTGCCTTTTAGTGCTGCCTCAATTTGAATAGCATCAATGTCAAACATCCCTTTAAGTTTTTCGGATGCTGCAATCTTTTTGTTCAAATCAACTGTTATTTGTTTTGCTTTGTTAATTTTATTGGCTGCGATTGCTGCTTGCTCTGTGGCTCTTGGGCTTTGTCGGTTTGTACCTTGTGGCACTGTATTTTTATTTGCCCCTAGTTTTTCAGCACCTATCAACCCACCAGCAATAACTGCCCCAGCAATTACCTTCTTGCTCTTAAATAACTTAACTACCGCCATTGCGGGCTTGGCTAATTTTCCAGCCGGTAACAACATCGCTGCAAAGGATGCAATGGTTATTGCCACACCTGCAAACTCTTTGCCCAACCTAGCCATTTCAGCCATTCCAGTAACCGTGTTGGCTGTGCTTTGAGCAAGGGCTTCCATTTGCGTTGCCAAATCTGAAACCCCATTTTCACCAGATAATAAGATCAATGCATCAATTAAAGCCACGCCAATTTTTTCGCTTGCCTCTTGTGCTGCAACACCTAAAATTGCCATTTGCCCTGCATAAGTATCTGCCGCAACCAATGCCTGCCCTGCAAACAATTCGCTAAGTTTGGCAGTGATCGCTTCCATATCACCAGACTTAAGCAATGCCTTGTCTAAACCTGCACCTAGCCTGCTCAGGGCTGTAGTTTGCCCTGAAAACCCTTTGGCCAATGCCATAGATACTGCGTTGAGATCCTTGCCAGTGCCCGCTGAAATATCCATTGCAAGGGATAGTGCCTTTTGTGCTTTGCCAACATCTCCAAGCACCAGCACCAAACGCTGAAATGCTGGCCTTAGTTGATCCTCAGATACGCCCGTTGCCCGTTGCAGATTGTCAATGTATTTGGTAACACTTAAAGTGCTGTAAGCCAAACCTAAGTTTTTGAGTGTTTGAGTCAGTGCCTTTTGCGCTTTTTCATCGGCAATGGCTGCTGAGAGTGCCTTCTTTGTGTAGGCAGTAAGTGCCACACTAGCTGCGCCAATGCTGAGTTTGCTAGTTAGCCCAAAGGATTTGGTTTGGTTAGTAAGTTTGCGCAGTTCTTTTTGCGCTCCGACAATGCCAAGTTTATTAAGTGAAAAGAAAATCGGTACTTTAATCATTTGGCCAACCTAGCATTTAATAATCTGGTGGCTCTGGCAATTACATCGCGCATCTCATTCTCAATGTATGGCGCACGATCATCAACGGTCTTGGTAACAATTCGCCCTTGCTTACCGCGCACGATCAGGCCGCTTTGTCTTGAGATTGATTTGATAAAATCCGCACCCGCAAATGGATTGTTGCTTTGTGAATATCCTTTTAATGTACTGCGTTGCTTGTTGTAAAGTCTTGAGGCAGTGGGTTGACCGTAAGGGTTTTTGCGCCCTGCGGTTTCATAAATTGCACCGGCTGGATCTGATTGAGTTATGAATGCAGTTTTGCTTGTCCACATTCCCTTGATCCGTTGCCGATCAATCTTGGATTTGATTCCCATACGCACGCCATTTGGTGTGTACTCACGGCCACCCCAAGCACCGCCGGAAGTCTTGCCCCAATTGCTCAATCCTGCTGGTGCATTGTTTGGCACTTGTCCACGCGCATCTAGCTGCACGGCTTTGAGTATTTGATAAATCTCTTTGTTCATTATCTTGAGTGAGTCTTTGTCAAACTTCTTGAGCAAGGCAACTGTTTCGCTGTAGCCAGTAACTTTAACGCCGCTTAGATTTGCTGGCATCTTTTATGGCCTTTGCCCTTTCCTCAAGCACTCGTAAAATCATTTTGAGCATTACTGGATCCATCCCAATAAACTCTCTGGGAGCGATCCCAGTTTCAACACTTAGATTGGCGACCAAATAGGTGAGTGAGTCCTTGCCACTCAATCCCCCAAAGGGTCGCTATCTAATACCTCTACTGCCTTCAAAGTTTCAAGAAACTTCTCACCAAATATCGGCACTGATTCGCCGGATCGCCGGATGGCTTCCCAACATAACCAATATACCTGCGATTGCATTGCATCCTCAGAAAAGCATTTGTGAATGCCTTTTTTGTAATGCTGCTCAAACGCATATTCAATTGTTGGTGTGATCTCAAACTCTTGGATCTCACCAGTGGTGCGTGTGATCTTTAACTTAGCCATTGCCTAGCCCCTTTGCTTAGTTGTTAAGGTGTTATATCCACTTCAATTGTTGAATTGCAAGTGAAAGTAATTGATTGAGTGCTGAGATCCCCAACGCTGCCATTTACTGGTGTTAAATTGTTTACCAAAATGGTTGTTTGGTATTCAGGATTAGTTGCACTGATTGCTGCATTGGTTGGTTTGATAGTCAAGGGAACAGTAGTTCCATAGGCATTTTGCAAAGTGGTTGCAACTTCTGCTGCTGCATAAGAGTTCAAGAAGTCCAGCGTTACGGTGCTGCTTTCTAGGCCTTTTGCAAAAACGTGAGAATTATTTCCCATTGCGGTTATTTCGAGTTCATCGAAGGTTTGATTGATCGTTGCCGCTGTAACTTGGTCGCTAATCACAACCGAGTTAAGCGTTACAACCAAAGTATTATTTAAGAAGGTTGTTGTTGCCATTATTCGCTTGCCTCATCTTTCTTTGGTTTTTCGGTTATCGGTTTGATTGAGCCACCCTTTATGAGTGCATCAATGTTGGTGTGTGGGCTTAGGTCGGCCTCAGTAATAACTGAACCAGCAGGTTTGCCACCCACAATGCCTGCCAATACTTTGTATTGCATTGCTAACTCCAATCTGTCAATACTTCAATGGCGCAATCCATTGTTAAAAGATCGCCGGTTGCAAGGGATAAGGTTGAAGGTGCGCTGAATCCTGAAATGTTAAGGGTGTAACTAGCTGCTGCAAGTTTGGTGTAAACCGCCACTGCAAAGGTTTCAATGCTATTCAGGTTGCCTTGATTGTCTAGCAATGGCACAAGAATCATAATTTTGAACCGTGCAAATGGCTGGATGCTTGAGCGCGTTTGATTGTTTGGCACAAGGTAAGGATCATCCGGCATTACAACAACTGAGTTGGCAATTGGTGCGCTGGGTGGGTAGGCAAAGGTTGACCAGACACCAGCATTAGCCAAAGTGGTTGCCAGTGTTGTGCGCAGGGTTGTTATTTCAGTTGGCATCTCATCCAACCATTGCGGTTGGTGCAAGGTAAGGTGCTAATAATCCGCGAACTCTTGCAATTAAAGTGTTGCCCATTTTAAATGGTGATGGCACAAATCCATCAATGCTTGCACCTTGTCCACTAGGGGCTTGCCGTGCTTGCCAAATGTCCACTGCAATCATCATTGAGGCTTCCCGTACAGCTGCAACGCTGGCATACGCTGTGCCGGTTTGAGATCCGCGTATCAATCCAAATGGGCTGACCAAGAATGTGATCTGATCACTGGCTGTTTTTGCGAAGGTAAATGTAAAAGTTGTGTAGCCGGTGATTGTAAATGTGCCATTGAATGTTGATCCGGCTTTGGTAATAACAACACTTTGGCCAGTAACGAATCCGTGTGGCTGTGTTGTGGTGATTGTTGCCACATTGCTAGTTAATGAAGTGGAATAAACAAGTGCTGAGTTGTACCAAAGGTATGCATCAATTATATCTTGAGCACTTTGGCAAACTTCCTCAACTGTTGCATCTGCGTAGAGAGTACCAATTCCAAGATTTGTGCGAAGTTCTGACATTGTTACATAAGTTGCGGCCATTGGTATCTCCTTTCATTTTAGAGGCCAACCCCCTGCCGGACTAGGGGCAAGGGGCGGCCGGACTAGGGTTGGGATCAGGTCAGGTTGTAACGCTGCAATCCTGTTGATACCAAAGTTTTAACTGCCATAAATCCAAACAACTCAATTTCAATTTCACCAGAAGTTGGCACATTGGTTTGAAGTTGCAAGATTGGTGATTCATAAATTGCAATTGCTGATGGTGTAACAATAAATGCTGCATCATCAATAGTTGTTGAAACCATCTGATTATCCACCCACAAATCCAACCCCATTACATCGCCGCGCAAAGTGCGTGGAGTGGATTGACCATTGGCATTTGAAGGTACGGCTGCATTGAAAATGCTGCGCCCCGTTGAATCATTTGCGCCGATTAATAATGACCAAATGGAAGTGCCCCCAATAAATGCAGTTGCAACTTCACCTGCACCGGTGTAAACCGCTGGTGCTGCTTGAGCAACATAAGCCTGAATGCCTGCAATGGTTGCTGCTTGTGCTGTTGATTGAGTTCCACCAGAAACAATTTCTGCAATAACTGCTGCATCAACTGCTTTGTTATATGCGCGAGTCATATTTTCAAGCATCGCATCATAGAAACTTGGATCGCTGCGAAGTAGGAGAGCTTGATCTACCCGTTGCAAACCTGCATATTTGGTTACTGTTGCATTTACATAGGCAGACACAATGCCGGTTTCAGATGGTGCTTGTCCGGCTGCAGTGCTTGCCACTGTTCCAGATGTGGTGATCTTTGGGTGGCTTATGACCATTCCTGAATTTGGCATCACACGCGCACCGCCGCAAGCATCAATTGTTGGCCGAGTTCCAATTGATGTATCAATTACTGTTGGAATGTAAGCAACTGGTGTAAATGCTGGGTTAGTGCTGAAATCATCATCAGCAAATGTCATCATCTTTTTGGCATAAGCATCAGCAGCGCGAACATACAACGCTGAATCATCGTTGCCAAGTTTTGCAAGCACTGTATGTTGCAAATAGTTTGATTTGGTTTTAATTGGATTGCGCACTTCAGTATAAGCAACTGGGGTGTGCTTTGGTTGTGAGGCTTCGACCTTTTGGGCTTCTACCTCTGGTGCTGGGGTAGCGTTGTCCACGCTGGCCTCACTTTCGGTTGGTTGGGTTTGTGTTTCCTCTACTGGTTCAGGCACTACTTCACTAGCTGCGACCGATTGAACGGCTGCGCTTTCAAAGGCTGCTGCCTGTACCAAACTCACTTCTTTTAGACTTGCTTTTGTAACATATAAAATGCCGTTGCGTGGTTCGCTTGCATCAACGATCACGCCAACACTTAAGCCATCGCGCAACTCTGATGCTTCAATAAGTGCATCATTGCCTTTGGTTGTTGGTGCAATTTTGAAGGATGCGTAAATGCCGGATGTGTCCTCACTGGCTGATTGCATTACACCAATGGGATCTTTTGCGTTGTGCTCTAATAACAATTTAATTTTGCCACCAGTGTTGTAACTGATTGATCCTTTTTCAAATACCACTTGGCCTGCGCTGGTGTGGCCGACTTCCCCAAAGGGTACGATCTTGCCAGCGATAATGCGCCGGTCTGCATCGGCTGCTTCAACGGTTGTGTTAAATGTCAGGTGTAATGGTTGTGTTTCCATTTGTGGCTCCATTCGGTGAAAGGTTTTCCATCTCTTTGGCTTGGTCTAGTGTGATCAAATTAAGTGCAAGCATCTTTTCAATTACTGCAAGCCGTGTAAGTGCATCGGATCGCAAGAATGTTTCATCAATTTCAAACCGCACTTCATTCCCACGCGCTGTGAGATCATCCATTGATAAGCGTTCCTCAATGGCTGAGATAAATGGCCGCAATGTGTAATCAACAAATTGCCTGCGCTCATCAATCACATTTGAATAAGTCATTGAGTTATTAAGATCAGCAGACAAATACCAAGCCGGTGTGTTGCACAATCTGCTAATTTCAGTTGCCAATGCTTGTTTGGCCTCGTTGTAAAGCATTTCTTTGGGTGAAAAGTTAGTTGGCTCAAATCTAAGAGTGCTGGATAAGTAGGCCGTGCTTCTCTGTTGTCTTGCCAACTTCCACGCGCCAAGTAGTCCAGTGATCTGTTCCTCTGGCAAATCTGCACCGCTGTTTTGAATGTAACCAGATGGCATTGGTGTACCAGCTGCAATTGCACTGGCTTTTTCAAGATCCAGAGCGGCCTTAATAGTGCGACCCCCGCGACCCAGTATTCCTAAACTGTCAATTGCTTGAAAAGTTACGATACTTCCCAATCCGCTTTGTGGTCGCAATCCTGATCCATCAACATTGTAACCAACAACCAATGTGTTGTTGTTATTTAATTTTTGTGTAACGCGATCAAATGAAACCCAAGCAAATCCATTTGGCCTGCCGCTATCTGCAAATAGAGAAGTTATTTCCCAGAAGGCCACACCGTGCATAAATAAATCTGAAACCGTTGCAGCAATAGTTACTGATCTTGGTTGCCTGTAATCAGGTTGTTGCAACCAAAGTGGATCGTCTAATTGTTGCCCTGTGCTTTTCCGGAATAAGCACAAAGGCAAACTGCCAACAACACCAGTGATTAGTGAGTGGCAGCGCGCAACACTGGGAACGGCCAGTGCTTCGATTCGGGAAACAAATACGGCTGGGTTGTAGAAACTTTGTACGCTGTAGCCTTCCATAACTGGTGGCGCGTACTGTGCTTGAATGCTTGGCACTGATTCTGGGATTACCGCATCAACCAAGCGCAAAGCGGACAATAATCCCATACCAGAACTATAGGTCAATATAAGGCAAAAAGTATTTAATATCCTTCGGCGTGTCTAATTGACATATATGGCAGCAATTGCTTGTGGCTTGTTGGCATACCAGATAACCATTGCAGCAGCGATTGCAGCAGCTACTTCACCGGCTGACTTTCGGCGCACAATTCGCCAACCGCTATCAGTTGTGCGCATTGCGCAAGAGTTCACCGATTCGCTCAATTCGTATTCATCCCCGTGTTCAATTCGGTTGTGGCTCATTGCTGCAAGCATCTCATCACACGCACTGGCAAAGAGTTGGCCAGAAATCTCCATAACCGGCACGCCGGTATGAGCCAACCGCGCTGCAACTCCGGCTGTGGTGTAGCGATCAAATAGCAGCATCTTTGGCCTGAACCGCTGAATGTGTAAATTAATATCACTGGCCACTTTGAGATCATCAATAGATGCTTCACTTTTCCAAGTCTGCAAACATTTGAGTTTGACCTTCTCGCCATTCAACTGACCTGCTACCAATGCAGCGTGCCTACGGCTTGGGGATATATCAATGGCAAAGAATGTGGATGCACCAGGCTCAAAGATCAGATTCTCAACCTTGCAAGATTCCCACGCACCAGTTGGCCAAGGGCTAGCAATGTTTCCAATAAATTGATTCAACAACTCACTACGGCTTTTGGATTCATCTTGAGTTGCAATTTGGTGCTCTATGGTTTCAAGGCTGACCGTATGCCCCAACGCCGGTTGGGCTTCAATGTAGCCTTTGCGATCGGTCAATTTGCGACTTGGCAACGCGCTCCACTCAAGCCAGCCCAATGATGGTGTTTTGTCTGCAATGGCTTTATCTCGCATTTGATTTAATACGGTGCTGCCTTTATGCCCTGCACTGCTGGCCGTGAGCACAACCGCGTTTGGCTTGGCAATGGTTGTGAAGTTAGCAGCAGCCCAAGCAGCCTCATCAACATTTAGCAATTCATCCACAACAAATAACTCAATTGACCTGCCTCTGGGTGCAGCATCTGTCGCAGCTAGTACGACAATTGAACCGCCGTCTTTAAATTGCATTCTTTGCATTCCATTACTTAGGTAGGTCTTGCCCCACTTGGCCATTAACACTGGATTGGCTTGAATAATCCAATGGATCTCCCTAAAGGTTTGAGCGCACCCTTCGCGGTTGGCACTCATCATTCCAATTGACTTTGTGCCAAAGAGGTACAGATGAGCCAAGATCATTACCTTGCACAATTCGGTTTTGCCCTGCTGACGGGGAAGGGATAGGTGAATTAACTTCCTGACCCAGCGGCCATCCTTTTCTAGTAACATATCTCCAAGCGCGTTGATCTGCCAAGGCATCAAGTTGATTCCAATGGATTCTGCAAATGCAATCACTTCAGGTGCGCGAGAAGTTGCACCGGCAACGGGGCTTGTGAATATCCGAGGTATAGGGCTACCTA